CAGTCAACAAATCCTCGTTCACCACCACCCATGTTAGGTAGGCGAGATGATCCCATAGGGATAAGCTCGTGAATACCATAGTAGTCAGGGTTGATCATATAACCACGATCGTGATTAGTTGTTTCACCCGAAACTGTCTCTGGGTTAGTAACCGGGTTCATGTTTACGATAGAAACAATACCGAAGTCTGATTGGTAAACTTCAACAGATAGTTTGATTGAAGAGCTATTACCATCATAGTTCACATTACGAACTGTAGCAGTTTGGTCACCTAAGCGAGCATAGTCTGCGATTTGTCTACGAAGTGATGTATCAGCGATAAGTGTAAGATTGTTCGCTTCACCATTCGCACGATAGATTGAGCGAATAAGTGTATTGAACTGAGTCTCATCGATTGCAGCACCATTGGCATCAATAGATGATGCAGGAGTTTCATACTCAGCAGGGATGTCAGCATTAGCGCCATCCAAGAACTTACCAAGTCCTCGCATTTTGTAAGGTGCTGCACCTGTTTCTGCTTGACGATCATTGTCTGAAAGAATTGTTGCTTCAACATCTCTCTTCAATTCACGAATAGCTTTTGCTTCAGCTTGTGCAACTTTAGCAGGGCCTACAGAGTCAACAGCTTCCTGTAAATCGGAAACCATGAAGTCTCTGCGAAACTTCTGAATGTAGTTGCCAAGACGAGCGCGGCTTGCGAATTGGTCTGTGAATGTTGTAACATCTGCGCCTTCACTAACACCTGCGGTTGTAGGATCAGCGAGACCATCGACAGTCCACTCAACAAATGTAGCATTAGCTTTTTGTTTGTTGGCAGACGAAAGAGCTGGTGTTTCTTCTGGAGCAAGGATAGTTAAGACATCTGTCAAATCCTCACGATTGGAAACACTTGGCCCTTGGGTTGTAACTGGCTGTAAAGCCGGGTTGAATGTATCTGAAATAGCCATTTTTATTTATGGTTTATATTATTATTGTTTTGCGAGTTGAGTTGCACGAAGTTTGACGAAATCATCTCTAGAGCCACTTGCCTTGAATCTATTGGATAGGTCAGCTAAAGCCTTTTTACTCTTTCCAGTACGATTGATCTTGGGTGCTGATGAAGCACTTGTCTTTGGTGGGTTTAATTGCACACCAGAGGCAGAATCAGTTACAAGTCTACGACCATACATACTATTCGCTGCATGAGCCATTAAGTATGGTAGTTGAGCAGACACCGAAGGATCAATTGATTTTACAGATTTTTGAAGTGTTTTAAACCTCTCGTCACCAATAATTGATTCATAGTGTTTTCTCGTATCGTTATCTTCACCACTTAACCAAGGCAATTCATCAATTGCTTGTCTTTGGAAACTTTCGGCTGCATGGTTGCTTTGCTCAATTGATTGAATCCTTTGTAGCTGATCCGGGAGGAATGCATCACGAGACTTTCTCGCTTGAAGTAAACTTTTGCGAACTTGTGCTTTAGTAACTTCTTTTCCTTCCACTTCTGTTACAACATCGTCAGCAGAGTATCCATCTGATTCAAAAAGAATATCTTCAGCCCATTCAATAATATCGTTAACTTCAGAAGACTTCTTTTGAAGGTCTTCTACATTTTCAATATTAGAGTAAGGATTGTCTTTTATTTCTTTTGGTTTTGATAAGACACTTTGATTATCTAACTTTGTTTGTAACTCAGCTAATTTTTCTTCAGCCAATTTTCGTTTGGCAGTTAATTCGCCATAACGAGCAACAGCTTTGCTGCCTAATTGTTCTGATAACTCTCTGAGTTCTGTCTCAGACATATTGTCCAAGTTGTACTTTGAAAGAACATCTGAAGATTCTGCTTCTTCAACTTCCTCGACCTCTGGAGATTGTGCTATCTCTTCAGTTGATTCTACTGATTCCACTTCGGCTTCAGCCGGCTTTTGGACTTCCTCACTAGGAGTTTGTCCCAACCTTAGACCTGCGAAGGCATCGGGTGATATATTGTCCACAGTATTTTTTTCTGACTCTGCGATGTCAGGAGCGATTTCTTCTGTCATAATTTTCCACTTTCTTTGCGCCAAAGCGATTGCGAATAAATTTATTATAACACACTAGCCAAACCTTCTTTTGAGGGTCTCATGATCTGCCATCTGTAATAGCTGATCATATGCTAGAATCTTACCACTTACTTGATGTAAGTTATCATAGTCTGCTTTATAAAGTTCACCAATTGATTCTTCTCTTAGTTGGTGTACTGTGTTTATGAAAGTATAAAAACTTTCGTGATTTGCTAGTGATTGTAGTGCTTGTTCTAAGTCCATATTACATATTTTGTGTATCAACATTACCCATAGCCGCAGGCTGTGTGCCAATCCTACCGACTTGTGCATTCTGTGCTTGTTGCATCATAAAGGTATATTGCCCTTGATACTTCTCAAGTCTCGCCCTAAACATTTCATCTTGGGCTAGTCTTTGTTGAACATCAGGCTGTGATACATACTGCTGAATAATCTGCATTGCTATTTGAGCGCCATTCGGTCTAGCAGGCATTTCAATACCAGCGAATATCTTAGATAGATCATCAGTTACTTGTTTGACTACTTGTTGCATTGAATCTTCTACTGGTTGTAGAATCTGATCAGCTAACACCGGGTCGACAGAGTTGGCGATAACTGTAAGCAATTGATCCACATTGATGCGACCATTCCTATCTAATGCAGTTAGTGCTTGTATCTGAGCTAGTTTCTTTTCTTGTGTTTCAGGATCAGTATTAAGTACATCGTAGGAAATGGTAACATCAAAATTCTCATCAGGATTACCTTTACCAAATGTCTGTGGATCAGGAGAACCAGTTACCCTAAAGAATACACTATCAGGGCCAAACCTTTGGAAACACTTGTATGCTAGTTTGATTACATCAGCTGAGTGTTTAAGGAACTTATTTACTAAGAACTGTAGCTTGAGTTGACTGATAGGTGATTGATCTAACCCCATAAGTCTGTCAGCTTGTTCTTGTAATGTTTGTTCAATCTCTATTGATCCTGTAGGTGCTGGAGGTGTTGGGCCAAAGTCCAAGTCACCCTTTCTGCGATAAGGTATGTATCGTCCGGGACCATAGTCAGTTGGAGCTTGTCCAACAGGATGTATGATCGGCGGCAATGTTGCGAGTGAGTTTCTATCAACCCTTGAGTCCCTCTCTACTTTTACTTGGTTTTGTATACCACGAAGTAGATCTGGTGCAGTCATTGTATCATACAATCTCTTAGAATCCTCAGATAATTTAGTTACCACGATAGGGTAGTCCTCATATCCATTGAGTAATTCATGTATCGCATAAGCTGGAATGTCACCATCTCCACTAAATTGTTTATGGAATACAGTAAAATAGATTCCTTCTGAACCATCCTCTGGGTCAATCAATCGCTGATATCCATAAATTAATTCTATAAGTTCTTCAGCTTCGTAGCCATAGTCTTGAATTAAATTACTCCTACGACCTTCTTGCTGCTTTTCAATATCAAGAACATCAACACCACGATAGTTGTCGATCATCTCTTGTACGAACTTAGCATCCCATCCATCAGTAAGAACTTTTTGTTCTAACTCCTGTGGGGTATAAAAATTTCTCCAAAAACAATATGGTGCTTTCTGTGGGTCAGTTACATATGGTGGGAAGAAGAAGTCAAAGTCCGGGGCTAGGGTTCTAACCTCTGGAGCATTTACTGTTCGTCTTACGATAGGTAACTCAGCTTCACCTTTTTCTCTTAAATCTTTCAATGCTTTGATAGCTCTCTTCTCAGACAGTCCATCAAAGGTTTGTTGTAATAAATTAACTAAAGCCATTTCGTCTCTACCATCTTGGATAGCTTCTGCTACCTCTGGAGACATTTGTGCTATTTGTGTAATATCTAACTTTTGTAAGAACTTGCGATCTTCTCTCTGCCAACCTACATGAGATATTAGGATACCTCTTTCTAGTAAATAGTTAGCACCTAGCTCCATCTCTTTCTCAAAGCGATCAATGTATCCAGAGCTAATCATCCATTTCAAGAAACTACCAACAACTTTAGAGCGAGCTATATCTGTTACCTCTACTGGGAATGCAGATACATTTGCTTTGTTCAAAGATGAGATAACCAATGCTACTAGTCTTTGGATTCTTTCATCAATAACATGAGCTTCCATATCTGAAGCACCTTCCCATGGGAAAGCATCTGCTCCATGTTTGCGATGATCCCGGCTTTTACCTGCCCAATAGTTTCTACGATTATCGTAGGAGTCCCTACATAAATCAAAGTATGGTTCTAGTTCATTGACTGTTTGCTCATAAGCATTTCGTAAATGATCAATGTTTGGTGTCCCACTATGGTATGTGAGTGTTTCAGAAATTTCTTCTTCTTCCATATGCTTTTATTTTATCACAAGTATCAAACTATCTTAGGGTCTATCATAACATATCTGTCATCTATTTCTTCTTCTATATGAATAAAATTGCCTGCCTTTATCAGATGAGCATATTTTCTATTCATCTTTACAGGTACAACACCATTCTTTTCTTTGATATGTACAAAGCAAAATCTAGGGTTTGGGGCCATGTTTCTGACTTTACCTCTGTATACTCTAGCCTTAGCAATAGCCATTGGAATATTGTCATCCATCAACTCTTGTCCTACTTCATCTATCCAAAGATTCTTACCCTTACCGGTTATAGACTCTTCAGTTAAATGATTAAATGCTATCTCTTGTGCTGTTTCAAAAGGAATGTCATATTCCTTTGCTATTTGTGTTAATCGTTTTTTTGCCACTAATATCCTCCTGTGTTTTTCATACTTGTTTGCATAGCTCTGTTCTTCACATGGTCAGGGCCTTCTCCACCATTCATCATCCTAAGATATCTTATTACATCAAAAAAGTCTTTAAGTGCCTCATCGGCTTTTCCATTACTACCATAGTTTATGAGTGATTCAATGAGGTTGCCACAATCTTCGTGTACATAACACCTTGGTCTATTAGCTTCATCTATGTTTGCATTTGGATTATAACTAAACCATTCGTCTAGTGCATTGATTCCTACCTCTTCCATTCTACCATCACTTGCAAGGAAGTTCATACCATAATCATCAAAAACTCTGAATAAGTCCTCATTATTCTCATTCTCCTTTGCAAAGAAGCGAGAGTCACCGATTCGCTCGAATACATTTATACCAAGGTCTTCCTCTGTTTCCCTAAACATATTACTGTAACCTTCTACATCTAATCCTATCTTTTTAGATGCAGGGCCATACCTCCACTTCGGGTCACCGAAGATCGCCCACTCTCCATATACTAATCTTTCCGGAAACTCCTTACGAATATACACCTCACCCTTTTCATTTACTGCTGCCCATATCGCAGTATAGTTTCTAGCACCAGCCGGGTCAACTACTTGGTAACAAGTAAACTCATTCTTATTACTGATATCTGGGAACTTCATACCATACTTGTTTGGCTGATCCCCCAAAACATTTACCTCTGTATTGAATAATGGTAATAATGTAGTCATTGATTTGACTGGCACACCATATGCTCTAACTAGTATCTGCTCTTCTGTAGAGTTTATCAAATCTTTGGCGATACGATCATATCCCCCAAAAGGGTTTTCGTCAGAGTGAAGGTAAACTATAGAGGCATCTCTTTCTGTACTATACTGCTTTACTGGTAATGGCTTATTATTTAACAACTCAGCTTGTTTTGTTTCTAGTGTTTCTGCTCCTTTTAGATACTCTGATATAAAAGGTGTATACCCATCAATGGGTGTAAATCCAATCAATAGTTTGGAATCCCTTGTTGCTAGACGAAATCGTAAGGTGTTTACCAAGGCTGCATCTCCAAGATACTCATCTAACCATGCTCCAATGTTAAGTCCTTTGGGTTGGCGAAAGCCGAACTCAAAACCCTCCAAGATAGTCTGATTGTTTGAATACTGTGTATAAGTCTTGAAGTCCACCCTAGTCCTAGTATCCGGAAAGATAAAGGACTGCCCTGTGAATCCATTCTGCATAGAGAAGTTGATGTATCCTTCTATGCCCTTGGTCTTCTTCTTAAACTCCTTAGGCATCATCTCCCACATGGCTGCTTGTTGTACCTTCACAGATGTATCGGCATTTTGCGAAAAGCAAACAATATGACCATCCTTGTCCTCCATTACTGATTGCATGACCATCTTAGCACACCCTGTGGTCTTACCAGATCTATTACCACCTAGAGTCAAACACTCATTGTACTTAGATAAACCCTCTCTCATTCTATCCCATCCAGCTAAATCAAACCCATATCGGATCGGATCATCCATAGATGCTTCTATTCTACCCTCATGAGCCTTATGAAGTTCAGCCAATAAAGCCGGGTCTTGCTCTCCAAGCAATACAATCTCCTCATCTGTTGGGGGTTTGAGTAAGGGGTGGTTAGTAAATTTAATCTCCATCGTCTTCTTCTA